ACTATTTAAACAAATCAGTGGTAGGATTTTCAAAGGCTTTGATAAGAGAGTACACGTTATAAACAAAGATAAGTACTTCCCTGATGGGATACCTTATACTTGGCTACACGCTAGGGGTATTGATTATCACGAACATAACCCTTGGGCTATAGGTTGGATTAGTTTAAGCCCTACTAATGAAGCTTATATATGGAGAGAATATTATCCTTCTCCTGAGAATTATGTTACATTGGATATAGCTAGACATATTTCAGAGCTTAGTGAAGACTATAAATTCACCTTAGATATTATCGACCCTTTGGCTGCCAAGAAACAACCCAATACTGGTTTCTCTGTTGTAGATGATTTGAACAGAATCTTTATGGAACTAAGAAGGGAGAACAAAGGCACTGGTGGTCATTGGAGAACATGGGATACTAAGTCTACCGTAGGAAGAGATGCTATTAGGATGAGACTTAACAATGCTAAACTGTGTGGTGTACCCAATAACAATAGAAGATTAGTAGGAGATAAAGAAGAATACTTGCCTACTTTATGGATATTGAATGATTGTAGAAATTCTATAGAGTTCATGCTTAATTGGAAAAAAGAAGAATGGTTGAATAGAGAAATGGCCTTGATGAAAGACAATAAAGACTCCCCACAGCAGAAATGGAGTCATTTCAATATGGTCTGGGAGGCCGTCTTTAAGGAACCAATCTTTGATGTAAGGATGTTAAGAAACTCTACAAGGGAAAACAGAAACCCATATCAGGGTTATATGCGGGTGTAACATGCCTTTATATACTTATCATTGTAAAGATTGTGCTAAGTTGTTTGAGTTGATTGTTAAATTGGAAGATGTAGATAAGGAAATTAAATGTCCGTCATGTGGTAAGACTCTCAAGAAACAGATGGATGCTCCATACTTCGTAATGAGATAAGGTAAAACATGGACGATAAAATAAAATCATTAGTCAAAAAAACCATCATAGATGATGAATTAACTCCAGCCAAGACTTTGACTGATAATAATTCAGATGTCTTCGAGAGTCTCATAGATATGGTGGAATGTAAAAGAGAAGAGAAAGAGTACGAGTGGATGTCTGATATATTCATACCTGAATTCGCTTCTGTTATGTTATCAGACGCTTCTGACTGGGCCAACCAGTACTTTACTACTCGAGACTTCGTAGAGGCTAAGTTAGACAATGAAGACCCTAAGGATAAAAGAAAAGCTAAGGCTGCTGCTAAGACAATCAATTCGACTCTTAATGTCAGAGAAGTCTACCATTACCATAAATATATAAGAGCCAGACACATAAACTCTATAGTAGGTAATGTTTATATCCTATGTTGGTGGGATAAAGAAATAAAAGAAGACGTAGTAGGATATGTTAATGCTGAAGAGCCTACAGGCTTTGATGTTGAAGGCAACCCTATGCAGTCTGATACACAAATACCTGCCTATAGAGTAGTTAAACAGCCTCAGACTAATAAGACCATTATAAAAGACCACTTCAATTACGATGTATTAGACCCTAGGAACGTTTTTGTAGACAATAAGTATACTTACTCCCTTAGGGATAAAGATTGGGTTATACTGCGTTCTGAGAGGACTATAAGCGATTTAATAAAAGACCAGTATACTCATGGATATTTTGGATTAGAAGAAGTTGATAAACTCTTTTCTGATGGTGAGACAGAGACAGCAAGAGAGACTTATAACCAGAATGAAGACTACCAATTCGATTATAGTGTTAATTTAAATAGATATGTAGATATATATGAAAGGTTTGGTAAGTATCCTGTTATAGTATTGTCAAGAGATGAGAATGGTAATCCTATAGATGTCAAGCCTGCCTTTGATGACTTCGGGAAGATGGATTATAAGAACGCTGAAATCATAGAATGTATTATAACCTTTGCTTCCAACAATGGCAAGTATACTTTGATTAGATTCCAGCCTACACCTTTCATAGATGCCTATGGGAAACCATATAAACCTATCATAAGGGGCTGGTGTTATATCCATCCTACCAAAGACAGCGGTTTGTCAGATGGTAAGTACATGAGAGAGCTTCAGATAGCTCTTAATGATACTTTCAATATGTCCAACGATAGAACAAAACTAGCTACCATTCCCACATTAAGGGGCAAACGTTCCTCTGTACAAGATAACGATACATTATACATCGCCCCTGGGAATATAATGGAGTTAGAGTCTGCTGAAGATATAGCTGAACTCCAGATTCAAGATGACGTAACTGGGGCTATAAACCAGATAGGTATGTTGAGAGACTATATCCATCAGGTTACAGCGAGATTCCCTACGGTTATGGGAGAACTCCCTCAGCATTCTTCTACTAGTGCGACAGCCATTAACGAAACAGGCCAGAGAGCTAATACTAGAGCCAATTATAAATCTTTGACAATAGAGTATACATTCCTAATTGACTTATATTGGATGATACTCCAGATGGCTAATCAGTTCATGGAACGTGAAACAGCAGAGAAAATCTTGGGTGAGTATGTAGAAGACTTTGATGCGAATGCTGATTATACCTATTCTCCTATATCATCTAGTATAGAACAGGAATACACTAAATATAGGAAGTTGCAGTTAATCGACCAGTTCATAGCAAGGCTTTCTAAGATACCTAACCCTAATATAATAAAGACTATAAACTACTTGTTGGTAGAAGCTTTTGAATTGTTTGGCAACGAATTCCCTGAGTTTAGGGATTATTTATTAGACGAGTCTGCTCCACCTCCTACGGATGATGGACAGTTCGTTGGTAATGCAAATGCTCCTAGCAGCAACCAGTCAGGATTACCTATGAGTGGTATGGAAGCAGAAACCAGAAATGGTGTGAATAGTGGAGCGATATAATGTTGGGACAAGAACCTAAGACAGTAAAAGATTACTTTAATGAATTTGGTAAACGAGGTAGAATTACACAGAGACTTTTAACAACCAACATAGAATCTATAAGAACCACAATGACTACTGAAATAGGTAAAGATATATTATTCGAAGATATCCAGAGATTTGAAACGTTATTGTGGCAACTGATAGATAAGGGTTTCGGCCCTGAGGAGGGACAAGTAGACGATGATTTGTTGTGTGAAATGAAATATTTGAAAGATAGAATTACAAGATTGTCAAAAAGAATATATCAGTATCTTGAAGCTGCTGGTAAAATGGAGAACTAAATGGGCATAAACGAGGAAAGCGTAAATGTTGAAGAGACAGTGACAGAGACAAATGAAGTAGTTTCTGATGCTGAATTGGATGCAGCCTTTGCTGAATTTATGGGTGAAGATGAAATCGAAGCAGAAAACGAATTGCCTGTAACGGAAGAGAAACCAATTGTTCCTGATGTTGAACACTCCGAAGCTTCTAGGCTTGGACGCAAAGTCAAACGCATGGAACTAAATATGGTCTCAAAAGAAGAGGTCTCGAGTATTAATGCAAAGCTGGATAAACTATTTGAAAAACTTAGTCCTGTTGTAACAGAACCTAAATATGATGAATATGGTAATGTTATCACGGAACCTGTTGATATCAAAGAACTGGCTAGAGAAGCAGTCAGGGAAGAGATAAGGCAGGAGAAGGAGCAGGAAAAGGCTAAGAATAAAGAATACGAAGACCAGTACGTCGAGACCCTTAGGGAACTCATGGACGAAATAGATGACCCCGTAATCAAGAGAGAAGTTTTCAAGAAGATGACTACACCTGGTTCTGATTTCAATGTCAAATACTCTGATAACCCTCTCAAGGATGTGGCTAAGAATTTCTATCGTGCCGTGAAGAATACTTCTTCTAACAAACCGTTTACTGGTGAAAGAGGGGCGCATGTAGCTACTGGTGTTACGAATGCCAATACTAATACTACAGTTGCTAGAAAACCCCGTAAACTAGACCCTGAGGCTGAAGAATTGGCAAAAGCTTCTGGTCTTAGTCAAGAGGAAATAGACGCAGCTCTAGACGGAGATTTACCGAATAGTTTAATAGGACGTACACGTGCGTAGAAGATATCTAAAAGGTAAATACGAAGATTCCAACAAATACTTTCTTTGCCCTAAATGTGGTGCTCACCTGAGAGTAGATAGGAATCTGCCTAGGGACAGGATGCACAATACTATTGGTGAAATACACCAAGAGTTATATCCTTTCGATACACATTCTAACGTTTTGGTATTAGACAAACTTGAATGGATAGGGAACGTAATAATTAACACTAATCGTACACCTGAAACATATGTATCTAGAAAAGTTAAATCTACTACCGGATGTTGGTTTTGTGGGAACGTGAATTTTTAGGAGGCTTATTATGGCTTACGGATTTAGTATAGCAGAGGGAACTGCCAGGACGTTTTGGGCAGGGACTGATGGTACTTCAACTTATTACATGGGGCAGTTGGTAGCTTATACCGCTGCTTCCAAAGCACAGACACCTGGGACTGTCGTTCCTCTGGCTGTTGCTGCTGGTGCATGGGATACCACAAACTTCCAGGTTATTGCTGGAATCGTTGTAGGCATTTCCGATATGACCCAGACATTTGATACTTATTCACAGTACGCGACTGGTGTTGTGACCCAGGCTGCTCAGAAGGCACGCCAGTTTTACAATTCCGGTATGGGACTTTACAGTGCTGCTGACCCTCAGGTTCTCTTGGAGATAGCTGAGATTACACCTAACACTGTTATCAGAGGCCCTATCTGTGAGACTGGTGGTAAAGTCCCTACGGTTGTAACAGACACCGCTGGTTCTGCTACCGGTTATACGACTGCTGGAACTACTACTGCTTGTTCTTTTACCCCTGTAGCTAATACATGTTCTATCTATTGTAGAACCGGAGCTAATATGGGGCTTTATAGAACTACTAACGATACATCCACGACTGCTCCTGACGTCACTGTAGCTTTCCCGAATGACGTTGCAATCGGTGATACGTTTGTAAGGTTCTCGCTGAAACAGGGTTCGTCTCTTATCCAGCTTGGTGCTACACCTACTGGTACTTATATTGACAACACCCTTAGCGGTGGAACTACAAACTATTTTGGTGTATTTGTTTATACTATCAATGCTGCTGAAGCCGGTAAAGAATATGCAGAATTTAGATTCGATGCCTGCCACTTCAGTAACATAAGGTCTTAAGGGGGAATAGAAAATGGCGAATCCTTTAAATTCAAATCAGTTTATTCGTTTGCTCGATAAAAGGCTTACGAAAGTATTCGATGGGACTGTAGCGAATGAACTCCCCCCGATGATTGATACCCTGTATTCTAGACAGAGTTCTAGCACTGCTTGGGATGAGTATTGGGGAATTGGAGCACTAGGCGACATCCCTGAGTTCAACGGAGCTATCTCATACCTTAGTGTAAATCCTGGTTACTACACCAAGATTGAACCTAAAGAGTATGCTGGTGGTATTCAGTTCGAGAGGAAACTCTTGGCTGATAAACAGTATGGTGTTCTTGACAACCGTGCAGGAATGCTCACAAAGAGTGCTATGCGTACTATGGACAAACTTGCTGTGCGTCCGTTTGCGTATGCGTTCTCTAGTGCTTTTGACTTCATGACCTCGGAAGAGGGGGTTGCTCTTTGTAGCGATTCTCATACTACGAAGTCTGGAGTTTCTACATCAACTGGTTTTGACAACGCAGGTACATCTGCACTGTCCAAAACTTCTCTTGCTGCTACTCGTATCCTTATGAGGAAATACAAAGATGATATCGGAAATAGGCTTGAGATTACGCCTGATACGCTGTTGGTTCCTGATAACCTGTACGATACTGCTATGGAGATTGTTGGTTCGGAAAAAGACCCTACGTCTGCTAATAACACTATTAACATGATGAAGGGCCGTTTCGAGGTTATCCCTTACATGAGATTGGATGATTATGATACAAATAACTGGTTTATGATTGATAAATCAGCTATGAAACAGCATCTTCTCTGGATTGATAGGGAGAAACCTTCCTCAACCAATACTGTAGATTTCGAGACTTTCATCTGGAAGTTCGCTATCTATTTTAGGATTGGTAATGGTTTTACTGACTGGCGTTGGATAATGGGAATGAATGTGAGCTAAGGAAGAAATATTTATAATAAGCTCATTCACAGAAAGCCAATTGTCCCTACAGGAAGTGATTCCTGTGAGCAAACCCTGAATATGCTGGAAACCCCAGAACGGGCAATCAGCAGGCACAGACCGTTTGAAACCGGTAAGGCCCCAGAGACTACCAAGGGGCGTCTCGTTAGAGACGGTGGTATAGTCCGAGCTGTGCAGGAATGTACAGAGTGTAGCAGAAATGACTACACCCCAGATGGCGTCTCTTAGGAGACGAATGGGTAACAACACTGATACGGTCAGAACGTAACGTAACCACCCCAAGGGACTTTGTGCCCTTGGCTCCGTACTAGATACGTCTGGTACGTGTTGGGTTCGGGGGGTAATCCAGGTAGGTCGCTCCTACAAAACCCCCCAATAAACTGTGTCACAAGGGATATATATCCGGTTATTTTAACCTGCTAAGTTCCAGTGCAAATCTGGAAGGCACTAAGGAGATTAATATGGGTTATACAAATTTTCCTAATGGAGTAACAAGTTTTGGAATTCCTCTCCCTTCTTGTGGTAGAGACATCAGTGGTAGTACTTACTTTGTTGACAATAACTCAGGAAGTGACTCAAACGACGGTTCGTCTTGGGAGAAAGCTTTCAAAACATTCGCTAGAGCTACTGTGATAAGCAACCTTGATATCGCTAGGGGTTCTGATAGATGGGCAAGACGTAACACAATCTATTATGCCGCTGATACAGAGACAGCTACAATAGTAGCATTCCCTAATAAATGCGACGTTATAGGGGTTGGTTCTTACGATGCTAACGATATGCCTGGGATAATTGGGAATCATGTTCCTGTTAATGCCGGTAACTATGGTACTAGATTCTACAATATTATGTTTCATGGCGCAGCAGTAGCTGGGCCTATCGTAACTTTGGCTAGTACCTCAAGCGGTATCCAGTTCATTGGTTGTAGATTCGATGCTCCTGTATCTGGTACTACTAATACTAGGGCTATTCTAGCAACGGCTTCGCCTTTTCTTAAGGTTATCAACTGTGAGTTCAGGGGGCCTTTCTCGGCTGACTTTATCACATTTGGTACTGGAGAAGCTGGTGGGACTATGATTATAGACAATCTCATGCAGGATGGTGCTGACAATGGCATTATGACCGGTGCTGGTACTACTGCATCTTGGAGAGGACTTATCAAGGGTAACTTTATCCAGTGTGCTGATAAGTTTATCGACACGCAGGCTGCAAGTGTTTTTAATATTGTAGATAATACATGTATAAGCGGTGAGGCTCTTGGGTCTAGTTCTTATGTAATAGACCTGACATATGCTGTGGGGAATAGAGTAACTGGCAATGATGTCAGCGCTACCATTCCTGTTATACCTGCTGCATAGCTCCTGTGCCTCTCCCTACTTGACGGGGAAACCTATCGGGTATATTCTAGATGGTGACGCAAAATTCAGGAGTTCTTTTCGGGGGGGGCTTCGGCTCCCCCAATAAAAAGATTATCAAGAGGTTTATATGAGACGTAAAGAAGAAAAGTCAGTTGTTTCACAGAGTGATTATCAGGTATTCTCAGAGGTTGACTTGAACCATCATGGTAATGTGAGTTCTTACATGCCAGCATGGACATACGACCAGTTGATTTACGATTTGGAAAGTGACATTAAGACCGAAGAGATACAGGTTAATAGACAGAATATCTCACCTGAGAGGATAGCTGAACTTTCACGTTCTATCAAAACTAAGAAAGAAAGACTCCATGATATTCTTTCTACAAGACCTAAGATTGATAAAACCAAGTTGGCTAGTTTGTCTGAGGAATTGGGTATGAAGATTGCAGACTCTATGTTTACACGTTCAGATATGATGAGAGGTACTGCTGATGCTCATACGGAAGCTAGGAGAATGGTAGAACCTTGTATTAAACTAAGTGACGATGAAGCTAACTTTGCTATGGGATGTAACGTAGTTCCCAACAAAGATAGAATGATTAGTAGAAACCAGGCTTCTAAAATATGGAAGATAGCTAGGAAATATATAGGAGAATCATCTAACGTTGAAATCCTAAGAAGGGGCTAGCATGGATGGATGGACTTTACTACGAGACGTAAGGGAGCTTCTTAACGAATCCGATACATCGTTGTATTTATCTGACCGTACAACGTATGATTATCTTTACGAGGCTGCGTGTGAATTGAACAGACGTATATATGGTTTGACTAGTACACAAACTATTACCACCGTTGATGGCACGAATACATATTCCCTCAACGAAGACTTTATGGGATTGTATATTAAAGATATAGACGGTAGATTTACATTAAAAATCAATGACGGTACTAGCGATTATTGGATTACAAGGTCAGAGTATTCCTCACAGTATATAGCAAATAATACAGACGAAGTCGCTATACCAGATACTTTTAGTATCAATGATGCCTCTCTTGCGTCTCGTATAGTCTCTACTGCTACAGCAGCAGGTACATCATCTAATGGTGAATGCACCCTCACAGACGCTACAGCTCCCTTCACAAACGTTTCTGTTGGAGACCTAGTACATAACACTACTGATGGTTCTCATGGCGTTGTAGTGGCAATTACATCGACCTCAGCGGTTGTTACAGCTTTGTTTGAAGGAACCAATAACGACTGGACAAATGCTGATGCTTATATTATAACTCCTAGGGGTCGTTACCAGATAGTCTTAGACCCAACTCCTTCGACTAGTGGTTATAGTCTTTATGTTCCTTATCTTCAAAAACCTGCTCCTGTTTATTCGGATTATAGAAGTTATAGATTCCCAGAAGAGTATAGGTTTGTTTTATCTAAATATGCCTCTTGGTTATATAAGTATAGAGATAGAGAACCCAACTATGGGGATGCTTGGTATAAAGCTTTTGATATGATATCTAGAGAAGTAAGACAATCTAACAATAAAGTAAGGCAGTCGCATACACTAAAAGTACAATTAAAGAGAGATTATTAATGATAACTCCTAAGTCTACCAATAGATCAGCTACTGATAAAGTACATAATGCTATATCTGATTCTAATCTTTCTTGGAAGGATATCCCTTTAAATGGTAAATGTATAACTTCTACTGATGGTACATTGTTAGGTCTTAGCGATTTTCAGACTTTGACTAATTTTGAATACACAGATGCTTCTATACGTTCTATAACAGGTATGACTAAAATCAACTCAACAGCACCTACGTATTTAAAGCATAGGAATATATTTCAGTTTAATAAGACCAATCCAGTAGAGAGTCATCTTTTAACCCAGTCTTATAATTCAGCCGAGAATGCTTCTATTATACAACAGATGACGCAATCGGTTCCTAGCACTGGAGACTTTAGCGCTACGCCTTTATATACAGTAGCATCTGTTTGGACAGCAGGGACAGCTTATACAATAGGCAATAAAGTTCTGCCTACTACTAATAATGGGTATTACTATGAATGTTCAGATGCTGGGACATCTCATGCAACTACTGAACCAACATGGCCTACTACAGAATTCAATAGTGTAGCAGATAATACATGCAGATGGGTATGCAAAGTCGGGGACTTAAGCGGAGTATTCAGCAAAGCTCCTGATGGATGTATGGCTTATGCTAATGGTAACGACGTACTAGTGTGGGGGGGAGATGAATACAGGGCAGCGAAGTTTATAAATTATGACCCTGCTGATGTGTTCTTCTATGATTATACAGATAGGGTAAACAACTCTTCGACGAGAACTGAAGACATAGCGGTGTTGAAACCTACTGCTGGTGGTATAGATTCTGCCACTGAACTTCTTCTACACTTTGAAGATAACGTAACAGACTCTTCGTCCAATGCTTCCGTGGTAACAGCCGTAGGTACTCCTGTTTATACAGCCTCTGGGAAGTTTGCTAAAGCTATGACTTTTGATGGGGTAAATGACTATCTCCATACTCCTGACGATGCCGTATATGATTTATCAGGTGGTAGTTGGTGTATAGATGCTTGGGTTGACACAACATCAGTTGCAGCTTTAGGTGTTTTATATTGGCAAGCTAAAGCCGGTTCTACAGCAGATGACCATTTCAAAATATCTATAACTACTACAGGTGCAGTTGCCTTGTCTATATATGCAGCATCAGCTGAAGTTTTGTTCTTATCTACAGTTGCTGGGGTTATAACAACTGCTGCTGGGTTCCAGCATATAGAAGTAGAAGAGAACGGGAACGATTATTATATATTTGTCAATGGTGTGTTGAAAGCCTATACGTCTTCTACTGTACGTGCTGCCGATTATGATGGGTTGGTTTGTATAGGAGCAGAAAGTGACTATGCCGGTACTGTAGCAAACTATATAGCAGCTAATATAGATGAATTCAGAGTGTCATCAGTGTATAGAAATACTAATACTTTTACACCTATGACTTCTGTATATGGTGCTGACTCTAAAACATACTTGTACTTATGCTCTATGATTCCTATAAGCGGGATTAAGTTCTATCTAGCTACTCCAAATGCTACAACGTGTGCTGCACCTACAATAAACTATTGGAACGGTAGTGCATGGACAACTGTAGGTACAGTAACAGATGGGACTTTGTCTGGAGGGAAAACTCTATCGCAGACAGGAAGAATGACTTTTACAGATACACAATCTGTTGCTAAACAAAAATCTATAAATAGTAACATAGGATTTTGGTATCAAATGATATTCGCAAGTATAGACAATACTACCGGTGTTTACTATTGTACATTAAAAACTAATATGCAAAAAGCTAAAGACGTATGGGATGGAGAAAATAGAGATTGTGTCAGTTGCCAGGTTTATGATGGAAGTGCTTATACTGATAATACTACTAATGTATTAAAACCAGATGCACAAACATACTGGGACGGTTCTGCATGGACATATCCGCCTGAAACTTATTGTGATCTTGAGCCTTTTACATCTTCTTATGCTTTATATTTAGGTTTTCTAGAAAGACAGACAGGTGTTACGTTAACTATGCCACATGATAAAGTAAACACCAATGCCGCTACTGTTACTATATATTATTGGAATGGAGCTGCTTGGACTACCGTTGGGACAGTAGACGATCAGACACTAGATTCTACAAACACTAAATCTATCAATCACACGGGTCATATTATATGGAGTCCAGTTGATGAAGTAAACGAATATAAAACTATGATTAGCACTAATGTAGAATTATATTATTATAAATTTGTATGGAATGCTAATATAGGTGATGATGCAAAATTAGACCATGTTACTGGTATAGCTGCTCCCAAGAAAGTAGAAGGTTATAATGCACCGGTAATGTGGTTGAATAGTTTATGGCTGGTTGGTCAGAAAGACGGTGAGAAAAATAAAATCAAATCCACAATGGCTAATACTATATGCGTATTCAACGGAGAAAAAAGCCATGAAATATATGTAGGAACTAATGAAGAAATAATAACAGGTTGCACGCTGTTTTCAAGATATTTAAATAATATAGAAGAAACAATGATTATATTAAAAAAAGATGAAGTATGGATTATGGATGGGAGTAACCCTGATGCTATTAGACCGTTCAAAGTTTCTTCACAATATGGTGTTACCGGCAAGTATACTTTGGCTGTATGTGATATAGGTGTTGAAATATCGGCTGGGGTCAATAAGTCTGTAGCTATATGGCAATCGTCTAATGGTATTATGATGTTCGATAACGGGTCTCTTATTACTTTAAGTGGTGATATAGATAACTATTTTACTAATATGTATAATACTGACAAGGCTGAAAGATTAAACCCTAACGCAGTAGAAAAATCAATAGGATTTTATGACCCTTTGAATAAACTCTATCATTGGTGTTTTGCTGCTGGAACGTCAACGACTCTCAACAGAGAATGGGTTTACGATATAATAAGAAAGAAATGGTTTAGAATAGACAGAACTAAATATCTACAAGCTGGCAATTATGTACAAGATGTGGATGGGAACACTTATACCTATGGCTGTATAGATACTGGTTATGTTGAAAGATTAAATTATGGTAATACATTTGACGGTACTGATATTACGTCTACGTTCAGACTCGCTGATAAACCTTTGCATACTTCTATGTTCACAGAATCTGATATAAGGAAGTTAAAAATTATAGGTGTTGTTAATTCGTCTGCTGCTACATTTACATTGTATTGGTATGCAGATTCTTCTAGTACTGGAATATCTTTAGGTACTGTAGACCAATCTCAGACTGGTATGAGGGTTTATCAAAGACCTATAGATGTAAATCAAAAAGCTGTCTTCAACGGAGTAGGTGGGGTTTGCGTTTCCAATGATTCTTTCCATGCTTGCGAACCTTTAGCTATAGGATATTTGTATAAAAATATAAGACTCCAAACAAATAGGAGGGAATCATAATGGATTGGATGGATAGATTGTTAAAAGGTGCTAGTCAGACAAGAGCTTTGACTGGGACTTCTATATCTGATTCTGCCGTGTCTGCTGTTGTTAGTGCCGGCTTAGAGAGTGAATATAGTAGAGCTTTGAATAATGCCAATACTGAACGGCAGGTAAAAGCACAGGAAAAAATAGCAGTACAGAATGCTGAACTTAAAAGAAACGAATTGTCTCAGCAACAGTCGCAGTTCGAAGATGCCCAAAAAGCACAAGAAAAAAAAGACTTATATGGTTCTATAGGAAATATGACTACTGCTGCTGTCACAAATTCTGAGAAAATAGGTAAGGCATGGGATTGGTTTACAAAACCTAACCCAACTGGGCCTGCACCGGAACCAAGTGCAGTAGCGTATGGGTCAGACGGTGTAGAAGCTTTAGGAATATCTGCCGGTGCAACTGGACAATCCGAAGCTGTTGGAGGGTTTACAAAAGCAATGTCTACAAAAGAGGCTTTTGGGTTGGCTTCTTCAGCTGAACCAGCTGTAAGCGGTGCTGTATCTACAAGCGAAGCTTTTGGGTTATCTTCTGCTTTTGCTGAAGGTACTATGGAGAGTACGATAGCCACTGCCGTTGAATCTTCGCTTGCTGCTTCTCAGGCTGCGTTAGTAGGAGAAGGGGCTGCTGTTTTAGGAGAATCTACTGCATTGATAGCTGACACAGCCTTGGCTGCTGAGACCACTACAATCATGGGGTCTCTTGCCCCTGTTATGGCTGCTGCTCCTTTTGTAGGAGCTTTGTTTCTAGGCATTGGTTTTATTTTCCCTGGTGCTACGAACAAAGCATTCGGAGCTGTAGGAGATGCAGTTTCAGGTTTGTTTGATGGTAGCGTTGTATGTACTGAATTAAACAGGCAAGGGTATATTCCTAATGAAGTTTTATTCTTAGAAGGTATAGCTAGAGTAAGGTATATAGACAATCAAACCTACGATGGATATTTGAATATATTTTCTCCTGTTGTTGAGCTTATGAAGAAGTCTAAATTGATAACACAGATTATTAGACCTTTCGGGGTTAGTGTTGCTTATGAATTAGCCAGTAGGGTAAGTACTAAATATAAACCTTCTTTGCTTGGGAAACTTGTTTTGAAGATAGGTCTTCCTTTGTGCAAAGTCTTTGGAGAGAAGAGGTGTTTAAATGGATGCTATTAATATAGGCGGTGCAGTAGCTGGTGGGATAGTTCAGGGTCAAAAAATTAATCTAGAGAACAGAGCCAAAGAACAAGACATAGCTGTAAAAAATTATCAGTTGAAAGAACTAGCACAAAAAGAAGCTAGCGACAATAGAATGATGTCAATTGATACATTGTTTCCAAATAACAAAGATATGCCTGAAACAATGAAGACTATGAATACTCTCTTCGAAGCACAAGGATTTAAATCTCAGGATGTAAATGGTATGAAATTATATCGCCAGAGAGACTTAAAAGAATTCATTACTATGGCTAATATAGGCACTGATTATACTGGAAAACAGGTAGACTTTCGTGGTAAAATCATGCAAGCTACAGCATTAGACTTGACAAATAACTATTCAAAAATATCGCAAATGCTTACCACCAAGAAACATGCCGATGGTAGTAATATAAAAGACGATGAGTTAATGGAGTTACAGAATAAAGCGAAAGGATTAAAAGCTGCCATAGAAGGTCTTGCCACTACAGTTTCTTCTACTGAAAAGCTTAGAGTAGAAGCCGCAAAAAAGGAAGCCGCATTTGCTGAACGTACATATTGGGGAGAGGCTCCTAACGGACAACAGGTCAATATAGACAAGGCTGGTAGATTTTGGATAGGGAATCAACAGATGGCTCAACCTCCTGCTGGGTCTACTCCCAAATCAGTATTAACAGCTCAGACTCCTAGACAGACTACAGTTATAAGGATGGGTGGAGAATCAAAAGATAATAGGACTTCAGTCCAGAAATTATGGGATGGTCTTTCTAAATCTGACAAAGATAAACTCAATAAGAAAGGGATAACCAATCCTGTAGAACTAGATATTTATATGAAGAAAGAATCCAAGGGAAGTACAACCGGTGTACCGATGGGTGATGTAGACGTAATCGGAGGGTAATTTGGCTAACGCTATAGATATAAATTCTATAATAAATAATATAACTAAACCTCAAGAAGACAAACTTCCTGGGGCTTTAGGTATTTTAGAAGACTATAAAAATCCTGATTCCTTGGCTTCTGTTGCTCTAGCCAGAAGTTTAGTTAGAGAGCAGAATAAGGTCGATAATAAGCTTATAGCTGCTCCTCAATATGAACCTCCTCAGACTACACCTATGGGTACTCCATTGATAGGAATTACTCAGCAGTTGAATACTTGGTTCAACAGAGCAGAACCGACAGACGAAAGTAATTACGGTGTTCCTGAACCTACTGGATTTTTGGACAAAGCAGAGGAATCGTTAGATACATTCAAAGCGTATTCTGCAAAGTTAGACACTATTCTTGGAAAAGCACCAGAAGTTATATCGTCTAATATAGCTCATGCGGGTGCTAGTGCTCTGTCCTCTACTTCAGAATTTCTTACAACTTCAGGTGCTGCAAATGTTATTGCTAATCCTTTATTTGGAGTGCAAACGACCATAGCAAGAAAACTAATGGGTCTTAAAAATTCTCCAGAGATTATACAAAATGCTAATGACTTCATCCAGAATTGGGAACAAGGCATTTCTAGAGAAGAATATAAAGAAGGAACACCTGAAAGACATTTTAATGATTTCATGTATTCGATGACTTCTCAATTGCCTGGTTTAGTAACAGCGTTAGGTACTAAAAACCCAGCTTATATATTAGCCCCAATGTACGCTATTACCTATGGTGAAGAAAGTCAAAGGCTTAAAAAAGAACGTCCAGACATGCCTGAATGGGAAAGAGATTTACACTCTCATTATATTGGTTCTGTTAATACTATTTTGGAAATGCCTTCCGCTAGGACAATAGCAGGAATAT